GTTAACACTGGAAAGTGTTTAGGCATTGGTGCAGTGTTCATACGTGGACATTTTTGCTTGGTTAATAATCATGCGTTTCCTGATCAAGACACAGATTATGAAATTACCATTATTCAATCCACTGTTTCACAGGGATTAACTAATAATATGGTAGTTCATATTAAATCGCGCGATATTGTGCGAATTATAGACAAAGATTTGTGTCTTTTGGAAGTACGTTCACTTCCACCTTTTAAAGACATTACGAAGTTTTGGAATGAGGATTTTATTCACATTACCAAAGCATTCGTAGTGCGTCGCCTTGCAACAGGAGATTGCGAGACACAAGACGTTTATAACGTCTCAAAGAGTGCGAATTTTCCAATTGAAGCACTAAACATTGCACCTGGAGTTTATATCGGTCACGGACCGCGTGAAACTCGAGCTGGGGATTGTGGTGGTTTGGCGATTGCTGATACACCAAGAGGTCCAGTTTTATTGGGTATACATACTCTTGGGTATGGTTCACAATGTGGATTCCTGTATGTATCAAAGAACGATATAGAGGAATTAATCACCATGCAGAAACGGCTGACAGGTTTAGTCGTTGAAGTTCAAGGTGGTGGTGAGCCAATGTTGGAATGTGGACTTCATTCGAAAGTTTTGACTGTTCCACATCATAAGAGTATAGTGCGATACCTCGAGAAAGGGGTCGCTAATGTGTACGGTTCATTTGCAGGTTTTAGACCAAAACCTAAAAGCAGAGTTTGTAACACTCCTCTTGCGGATTCAATGTGCAAGCATTTCAATTATGAGATCAAATATGGTCCTCCAGTTATGGCTGGTTGGGAACCTTGGCGAAAGAATGTAGTCGAGATGATCAAGCCAAACGTGACTCATGATAGGCTGATTTTGCAACATTGTGTAAAAGAATATACGAAAGATATTCTTAAAGGCCTACCAGAAGGTTGGGAAGAGGAATTAATATTCCTTTCGCATCGTGCCAGTGTCAATGGTCTACCGGGTGTGAAATTTGTGGATCGTATTAATACGAGTACATCTATGGGTTTTCCCTGGTCATGTACCAAGAAGAAATTCTTGGTATCTAGTCCAGATGAATTTTACCCTGAGGGGGTAGATTTTACACCTGAAGTATGGGAACGCGTTGAGCGAATCGAACAACGATACGCTGAAGGATTGCGGGCTTTTCCCATTTATGTGGGTCATCTTAAAGATGGTCCTTTGCCGTTTACTAAGA